CTATTTACCAGACAGAGACAAGGTTGCTCGTGTATATGCGTCAACTCCAATGATGGAATCAGGACGTGTATGGATACCAAAAGATAGACAGTACGCCGATGACCTATACGATGAGTGTATGTCATTTCCAAACGGCGCACATGATGACCAAGTAGACTGTATGACAATGGCAATCCACTACATGAAGGACAGTTGGAACTTGCTACACCCAGAAGACCCTAATTGGGAAGACGATATTAACCCAAGAAAGCGAAAGAGGGTTGCATACTGGCGAACATAGATGTATAATAAGAAAATCAGTACACATAAATTGATAGGACACGTAAATAAATGGCAACTGAACGAAATCCGTATGACCAAATTCCAGGAATGGATAATGTCATTCAACTTGATGTCGAGCGAGACACCACACCTGACAATGTAAGTATCGAAGTAGACCCAACAACTGGCGAAGTAGAAGTTGAGTTTGGGGATATTGAAATTGAAATGTCAGAAGAAGGTGTAGAGATTGACATCAATAATGGTTTTTATGAAAACCTTGTAGAAAAATTAGACGAAGAAACTCTGGTTGAAATTGGTCATGATGTATTTGACAAATTTGAATCAGATAAAGATTCTCGTGCTGAATGGGAATCTATGTTTGAAAGAGGCTTTGACCTTCTTGGTCTGAAGCTAGAAGAAACTACTGAACCTTTTGAAGGTGCAGCAACTGCAGTACATCCTCTCCTTATTGAATCTGCAGTAAAGTTTCAATCACGTGCATCCCAAGAACTATTTCCTGCTGCTGGTCCTGTAAAGGCTCAGATACTTGGTGACGTTACCGAACAACGTCAGAAGCAGGCTAATCGTGTTCAGAACTTTATGAATTATCAGTTAACTGAGCAAATGCCTGAATACTTTGACGAGTTTGAACGGATGCTTTTCCACCTCCCACTAATTGGTTCTGCGTTTAAGAAGATTTATTATGACGCAGCAGAAGAACGCCCTGTTAGTGAGTTTGTACCCATAGACCAATTCTACGTGTCCTACTATGCCACAGACTTACGCAGGGCGGACCGATATACTCATGTGATATATCGCAGTCCGCATGAACTGTACAGGCAGATTGAAGCAGGTATGTATGCCGAAGTAGACCTACCTAAAGCCTCTCAGCCTGAACAGTCAGACCTTACACAGAAGATGGATACTGTGCTTGGTTTGTCTCCATCAGGCGACAACGACCCACAGTATGTATTGCTTGAACAGCATTGTTATCTGGACATTGAAGACCATGGTTATGCTTGTCCATATATTGTAACAATTGAAGAACAGTCTCGCACTGTCTTGTCAATTCGCCGTAACTGGAATGAAGAAGATAAGACAAAGAAAAAGAAAATGTTCTTTACACACTACCGCTTTGTTCCTGGCTTTGGCTTCTATGGTCTTGGTCTTATTCACTTCCTTGGTAACCTCACAATGTCTGCAACTGCAGCACTGCGTAACTTGATTGATGCAGGTCAGTTTGCAAACCTTCCTGGTGGTTTCAAAGCCAAAGGTGTACGCATTGTAGGTGACAATGACCCTATTGCCCCTGGTGAGTTTAAAGAAGTAGAAGCAACAGGCATGGACCTTACAAAGTCTATTGTACCTTTGCCATACAAAGAACCTTCAGGTACGTTGTTCCAAATGCTTCAGTTTATCTCTGGCGCAGGTCAAAAGTTTGCAGATACAACTGAACAGGTTATTGCAGACGGTTCAAACTATGGTCCAGTTGGTACAACCATGGCATTGCTTGAAGCATCCAGCAAGTTCTTTAGTGCAATCCATAAGCGACTGCACAAGGCACAGAAGGATGAGTTTAAGATTCTGGCTCGTATCAACTACGAAAGCCTACCAAACAAATACCCCTACGATGTCCCTGGCACTTCAGAGAACGTATTCCGCAGAGACTTTGATGGTCGTGTAGATGTCATTCCTGTAAGTGACCCGAATATACCGTCTTCTGCACATCGCTTGATGATGACGCAGATGGCAATGCAGTTGGCACAGACTGCGCCTCCTGGAATGTTTAACATGGAAGAACTTAACCGTACTCTTCTCAATGCGGCTAATATTCCAAACCTTGACAAGATTCTACCTGACAAACTTGCAGCACAGCCTCTTGACCCTGTATCAGATATTGAAGCAGCAGTTAAGGGCTTGCCTATTAAAGCCTTTGCAGGTCAGAACCATGATGCACATATTCAGGTCAAGACAATGTACTTGCAAGACCCAATGAATGGTGCAAACCCAATCATGCAACGGATTGCTCCTGTACTGCAAGCCAATATTCAAGAACATATGGTTATGAAGTACGAAGAGCAAGTCAATGGCTTGACACGCCAGATGATGTCTCAGGCTCCTCAAGGTGACCCGAACCTGCAGAACCCAATGGTTATCGAACAGGTTATGGCACAGGCTGCACAACAAGTTATGATGGCTAACCAAGCAGCAATGCAAGGCGGTCCTACTCCTGAACAGGCAATGGTTCAGATGGAAGCCAAGCGTCTTGACATTGAACAGCAAAAGGTTCAAGCACAACTTGCTAAAGAATCTGTTGAAGGCGCACTCAAGCAACGTGACCTTGACATCAAAGAACAGAAACTGGCACTGGATGCTTATAAGATTGGTGCAGAAAATACTCTCCGTGCTGACGAAAAAGAAGCAGACCGCAATAACAAACGTGCAATCGAAGCTCTTAAACTTATTGCTGACCTGATTAAGACACAGGAAAATATTGACCAGCAAGAAGCAATGAAGGCTGCAGATATTCTTTCTAGGATGTTAGTCGAAGGGGGTAAACAAGGTGGCACTCAGTAAACTTGTAAAACTTGCTATGAAAGGAGCGACTAAAACAAAACCTGTTCCAAAAAGAAGAATGGTTGAAAACCTTTCAGAAGATTTTAAAAAACAAATACAAAAAGAACTTGATTCAGAAGGAACTGAAAATTTTTTAAAGGATTTTCTTGGAGAAAAAACTATTCAGGGTAGAGATGCAAGTGAACTTTATAGAGAAGGTTTACCAGAAATAGCTGCAAATAAACTTGAAATTCCAAGTACAATGTTTACTATTGAACGTCCTACTCCTTTTCATAGTAGTGTAAGTGTAGATTTAGCTTTTAAAGAAGGTGTAATTACAAAATCAGAAGCTAATTTTTATAAACGTATGCAAAATAAGAATACTTTTTCTGAGCTTGAAGAAATAAAATTAAATAATATTAATGAAAAAATAGGTAATGTTGTAGCGGAAAAAGAAGTTGCTAGTGACCTTGCAAATATGGCAAACATGACGGACCAAGAAATATTCTTACATACTAAACAAGCTGAATATGAGGCAGTAAACTCTGGTATAAAAGATTTTAATAAAGAAGAATTTGCAAGTAACTTAATAAATGAAAGGAATCAAGCTCTAAAGTTATTAGAAGAAGACATGATTCCTATTACAGATTTTATTCAACGCTCAGAGCCAACACCTATGCGAGTACCTATACCAGCTAATGAACGTAAAAAAGGTGGTTCAGTTGTAGAACGTAACCCTTATGGTGATAATAGAAGGCTAATCTAATGGCACTTAGTAAACTTATTAAACTTGCTATGAAATCAGGTGCAAAGCAGACTGCAAAGAAAGCAGCACCTAAAGCAGTTAAGCAGGCTCGTGAAGGTTTAGCTTCTCTTTCAAATATAGATGAGAAGCAAGTAGCCGCAGCAAAAGTTTCTGATGAACTTTTAGAGAATACACAAAAAGTTAAAGTTCATGATTATGAGCCACCACAGAATACTATTAAAGCATTTAAACTTTTTAGAGTTGGTAAAGACGGAGAACTATATCCACTTTTTGTTAATGCAAAAGAACCTGTTCCAATTGGTAAATGGTTGGAAGCAACTGCAGGTGAATTAACAGATACAGGTAAAGTAAAATCTACTCTTGGCCCATTAGCATATAGACCTGGATGGCACGCTGGTGACCTTCCTATGGCTACACACATTGGTGGTAAGGTTGACCCTGCTACTGGCAAGCGTGTTAAAGACCCTAAGTTTAAACCTAATGTTCGTGAAGATAATCAGGTATGGGCAGAGGTTGAAATGCCAGCCGATGTTGATTGGCAATCAGTTGCTAACCAAAGAGCCAGAATTAAAAAAGATGGTACACCTGATGCAAAAACTGCACACATTACTGACCAACTTCCTAAACGTGGACACTACAGATATAAAACAAATCCTAATATGACAGGCAATTGGATTATTAGCGGTGAGATGAAAGTCAATCGTGTTCTTTCTGATGCAGAGGTTAGGGCTATTAATGCTGAAGCAGGATTGGCAGACCTACCACGTATATCAGAAATTGTTCAAAAGAAATCAGGTGGACGCATAGAACGTAACCCTTATGGTACTGATTACCAGAAACTAATCTAATGTTATATGAAGAAATAGATAAGATGCTCGTAAAAGAAATCGAGTCATTAAAAAATTCGCTTGCATCTGGCACGGCTTCGGATTATCATACGTATACAAACTTGGTAGGAAGAATACAAGGGCTTGAATTTGCTCGTATTGAAACCAAAAGTTTGGTAAACAAAATGATATTTGAAGACGATGAGGAGTAAAAATGCAATCAGTCGCAATGGGCAACGCAATGAAGAATGACGAATGGATTACTGCTGGTGAAGCACCAGACCCTAAAGTCCTTCCTCGTATCCCAGGTTATCATCTATTGATTAGACCTGTATCCGTTAAGAAAGAAACTAAAGGCGGTATTATTCTACCAGATTCTACTGTAAATGATATTGCTTATCTTACCACTGTAGGTAAAGTTCTCGCCATTGGTGAGACAGCATATGAAGACGAAGAAAAATTTCCAAAAGGACCGTGGTGTTCTGTGGGAGATTATGTCTGTTATGGAAAACATGCAGGTCAAAAGTTTTTCTATAAAGGCGTAAGGCTTCTTCTTCTCTTTGATGACCAGATTTCTATGGTAATTGAAGACCCAAAAGAACTAGACCCTACATTTAATCTGTCAAATTAATGACACTGGCTATTGTATATACACAATTTTTAGTGTAATATAATAATCAAGCGTAACTCGTCACGTTTCGCAACTGACGTAAAAGGAGAAAAGTATGTCTGATGATTGGACAACGGTAAATACCTCAACCGTAAAAGAGGAAGAAGAAAAGGTAGAGTTTGAAATTGAAAACCAATCTCAACCTAAACAACCTGAACTAGACTTTGAGGATACTGATAATGTTCAGCAAAAAGCCAAAGAGCAAGGGCAGGATGAAGAAACTGAAGAAAAAGAATCTGGCGCACAAAAACGTATTCGCCAACTGGTTCGACAGCGTAAAGAACGTGAGCAGCAAATTGCTGAATTGCAAAAACGCCAAGAAGAACTAGAGCATCGTTTAAAAGCAAAAGAAGAAGAGTACAACAAAAGTCTAAAAGAAACTCTTGATTCTAATGAACGTCAGATTGGTGACAGGCTGGAACTTGCTAAGAAAGCCTATCGCCAAGCCGTAGAAAGCGGTGATGCCGACCAGATGCTTGCAGCACAAGAGGCAATGTCAAATGCTCAGTTTGAATCAGCACAGATTAAACAGAGCCAAGATGCTTATAACAAGTATCAACACGAACTTGAATTAGAAGCACAACAACGACAACAAGCCCAAACGCAAGCACAAGAGGCTTATGACCCTAAAGCCATTTCATGGGCAGGTCGTAATCCTTGGTTTGGACAGGACCAAATTCTTACTCAGGCTGCATTGCAAATTGATGCAGGCATGAAGGACGAAGGTTATGACCCTTCTGACGATGAGTATTACGAAGAGATTGACAAACGTCTACAGGCAACATTCCCTAATAGGTTTGAACCCTCACAGACGCAAACACGGACTGAAGCACCGACCAATGCTTCTCAGGTTGTAGCAGGAGCGTCACGCACTCCCAACCCTAGCTCTGGACGTAAGGTTAAATTGTCTCAAGAAGATGTGCGCCTTGCTGAGAAATGGGGGATACCACTTGAACAGTACGCAGCCGAAAAGCTAAAAGTAGAAAAAGCAGACGGTGAATACACTAACATTAATCAGCGTGGAGGTTATTAAAATGACACGGAATACAATGTCACGTAATGCAGAGGCTCGTGAACTCAACACAAGAGAAACAGATTACGAATATCGTGAACCAAATCTTCTTGATATTCCTGATTCGGTAGAAAATCGTTTCCTAGACCAAGGCTTGAAACTGCGGTGGATTCGGGTTCTACAAAAAGGACAGGATGATTATCAAAACGTAGGCAAGCGTATTGCTGAAGGTTGGGAATTTGTTTCAGTGGATGAGGTTCCTGAACTGGTGCATACTTCTTTCGTGAGAGAAGAAGGACGATATACAGGTGCGGTCTGTCGTGGAGACCTGGCTCTTGCTAAGATGCCATTGAAAAAAGCACAAAATCGTCAGGCATATTTTGAAAATCAAAGCCGCGAAATGGTTGACGCAGTTAATGCACAACTTATGGGGCAAAGTGATGGACGTATGCCAATTCGCAACAATAGTAAAACACAAGTTACTAAGGGGCGAGCCGCAAAATTCCAAGACTAAATTGGATAGGGTCGGAACTTAGTAAGTGTCATGTTTAATTTAGGAGGATAACAATGACTGCAACTAAAGCGTTGTCTGGCTTCCGACCTTCTCGCAAACGTGGCGCGAACATGAACAATCAGGGTTCTAATGAGTACCCAATTGCTTCAGGTTACGCTGCTAACATTTTTACTGGCGACCTCGTCCGTATTAATGCTGGGAATCTCGAAGTCATCACTACTGTAACCGAAGTCGTTCAGGGTGTATTCATGGGTTGTCGTTATGTCGCTAATGGCGAACAGAAGTTCAGCAAGTACTGGCCTTCTGGCACATCAGCAACTGACGCATACGCCATGGTCGCTGACGACTCACGTGCCGTGTTTGAGGTACAAGCAGATGCTTCTGTAACTGCTGGTGACCTTCATGGTTCACAAAACTTTGCTGTAACACTGGGTTCAGGCTCTACCTTCACTGGTATGTCTGGTCACGGTATTGAAGCAGCAACTCGTACAACTGGTATTGCAATGTGCCGTACTCTGGATTCAGTCGATGAGCCAGGGAATGACGTAGCTGTAGCCGCTGAAAATGCTTATCTAAAACTGAATGTACAACTCATTCAGCACACAGATAACTTCTTGACCGCTGCTGTTACTGCACCTGCAACAATTACAGCTTACTTGCTGGGTTAAAGGGAGATTAAATAATGGCTATTAATCGTTCAAGTATTGCGAAAGAGCTTCTCCCTGGCCTTAATGCCGTATTCGGCATGGAGTATGGAGAAGTTGCTGACGAACACGCACCGCTGTTTGAAACAGAAAACTCAGACCGTGCGTTTGAAGAAGAAGTGCTTTTCACAGGCTTCGGCACTGCACCTGTAAAGGGTGAAGGTTCCGCCGTATCCTATGACGATGCACAAGAGAGCTACACTGCTCGCTACACACATGAGACTGTTGCACTGGCTTTTGCAGTGACCGAAGAGGCAATGGAAGACAACCTCTACGACACCTTCGCAAAACTCCGCGCACGTGGTCTTGCTCGTGCTATGGCGAACACCAAGCAGGTTAAGGCTGCAGACGTTTTCAATAACGGCTTCAGTGCTTCCTACGTAGGTGGTGACGGTGTTGCACTGTTCTCTGCCTCGCACCCAACCATCGGTGCAGGTAACCAGTCAAACTACATCGGTGCGACTGACCTGTCTGAAGCAGCATTGGAATCTGCACTGATTTCAATCTCAAAGGCAAAAGATGACCGTGGTATTCTGATTGGTCTGCAAGCAAAGTCCTTGCACATTCCATCAGACTTGGCATTTACTGCTGACCAGATTCTGAACAGCACAATGTCAACCACAATTGGCGTTAACCCAACCACCGCAGCAAACGGTGCAACTAACGTCAATGACATCAACTCCATCCGTAACCAAGGTCTGGTACCTGGTGGCTTCTTTGTAAACCGCCGCTTTACTGATACCAATGCTTGGTTCCTGAAGACGGACTGTCCTAACGGTGCAAAGATGTTTGTTCGCGCACCTCTGCAGACCAAGATGGAGCCTGACTTCGACACTGGTAACCTCCGCTTTAAAGCACGTGAGCGTTACTCATTCGGTTGGTCAGATTGGCGTAGCTTCTACGGTTCTGCTGGAGCCTAAGACTAACGTCTAAATAATCTAAAAAAATTGAGGGGTACACTTTCGTATCCCTCTTTTTTTGTGTATAATATAGTAATAGTCAACAACTAACTAATTAACAAGGATGAATTATGGCTACAAATATTAGACAAGGGTTTGTTACAGGCAGCGGTGCTGTTCTTGATACAACCACAAATACAACTGTTGCTGATACACGAATTAAAGGTGTAACATATTCTGGTATTGGTACATTTACAATTACTGGCAGTCAAACTGACGAGTATGGAAATACTAATGGTAACAACATTAAATTTGTTGCAACAACTGTAGTAGATTCAGGTGAAATCTATATTCCAGATTATGGTATTAAAACCTATGGTGTTGTAAAAGTTTCTGCCCCAACCTCAACCGCAACAGTAGCAATTTATTATGGCTAATTATACTTATCTTGTGGATGATATTTCACAAGCCGCAGAAAACGATGGCTCAGAATTTCTAAACTATATTCCCAAGATGGTGAATAGAGCAGAAGAAAGACTTACTCGTGACCTAGACGATTATGGTTTGGTTACGTATACATCTGTGGCTGTGTCTTCAGGAGTAAATCAGGTTACTCTACCATCTGGTACACGCATTGTAAAAAACTTTAATGTGATAGCCAATGGCACACGAATCAATCTATTGCAAAGAACAGATGAATACATTCGGGATTACTGGCCTGTAAGTGCAAGTACTGGTACACCAGAATATTATGCAAGGCGTAATAATACAACTGTTCTTATTGCTCCTACACCTGTCTCAAGTTTTGATGGTGAGGTGGTACATATCTCAAGACCTACCACATTGGCTTCGGCTACACCAAATAATTATTTTTCAGACTTTTGCTATGATGCGTTGTTTAATGCCTGTATGGTTGAAGCAATGGTCTTTATGAAAAATTACAACGCAATTCAACTTTTTGAACAACGGTATCAACAAGCAGTCGATACTTTAAGAAATCAAGCAAGACGTACACGTAGGGATGATATGCAAATGCCAGCAAGCCCTGCAGGTGCAGACAACAATTTAATAGTAGGAGCAAATTAAAATGGCTTATAAAGTAAAAAGTGGTGATACGCTGTCACAAATTGCAAAGAAGAATGGAACAACTCTCCAAGCCCTTCTTGCAGCAAACCCAAATATTAAAAACGCTAACATGATTCGTGTTGGTCAATCTATCAAGATGCCAAAGGCTGGTAGCGTTCCTGGTAATACCAAAGGAAGTCCTTATGGTCGTATGTCTAAAACTATGATGAACATGTTGAAAGGCTCTAAAGACCAGCAAGAAGCAGTAACATCTGCTCTTCGCCGTGAGGTAAAAGATTCAGGTGCGCAGACTACACCTACACCTAAGAAGGCTAAAGAAATTCTTAATGCACCTTATGACGCAATGCGTGAACGTGCAATGAAACGTAAGCCTAAAAAGAAACCATCTTCAAACTCTGGTAGCATGAGTGGTCTTCGTGCAGGTGACGTTGCCGCTAAAAAAGGTGGTATGGTTAAACGCAAGATGGGTGGTAAACTTGGTTGTGGTGCAGCCATGCGTGGTTATGGAGCAGTAAGAGGTAAATAAAATGGCTAAAGATAAAAAAACACAGGAAGACCGTGAATACGAAGAACTCATGAAAGAACTTCAGGATGCTCAAGATGACAAGTTTCTTCTTGACCCTGACTTTGATGAGTTGGGTTACGCATACGGCGGTAAGATTATGAAAAAGTCTTACGGTGGTAAAATGCGTGGCTACGGTAAAGCACGTTCTCGTAGACCATAGTCATGCCTTTAAAGTCAGGTAAATCGGCTAAGACAGTTAGCAAGAATATTCGTACACTTAAAAAAGAAGGTAAGCCTCAAAAGCAAGCGATTGCTATTGCGCTGTCTAAAGCTGGTAAATCTAAAACTACTGTTAAGAAATCTAAAGGCAGTACTGTTAATAAAGCAGGTAATTATACTAAGCCTACTATGCGTAAGCGTTTATTTGAAAGCATTAAGGCTGGTGGTAAAGGTGGTGCGCCTGGGCAATGGTCTGCACGTAAAGCACAAATGTTAGCTAAACAATATAAAGCCAAAGGTGGTGGGTATAGAAGCTGATGGAAAATACAAAACTTCCTATTGCACTTGTAGTCGCAATGGTACTACAAATTTCTGGTGGTGTTTGGTGGGTAAGCCAACAAGCGGCTACTATTAGCAGTCTCAAAGAAACTGTTGAGGCTATGTCAAGTCGTATGGCAATTGAAGACCAAGTTAATCTTAAACGTGACGTTGCACGTAACTATGAAGAGATTGACATGCTGTGGGAAGATATGGAAATGGTTGCAGGTCACATGGAGCGTATTATTGATTTACAACAACGTGTAACTATTCTTGAAAAAGAAATTGGATGGATGCAGAATCCAATGCACTAAATGGAACATGTATTTTTACTATTAGTGTATCTTGGAACAGGGGATACAAAAAGGCTAACAAGTAATGATATGTATTTCTGGAATATAGATAGATGTAATTATTTTGCAAGTGAAATAACAAAACGATATGGTAACTATAGATATTATGATTACTTAGAACCTGAAGACAGAGTTACTGCTTATTGTGTTCCTAAGTATATAGATACACAAAAAGTGAGAGTTTACTAATGGACCCTGTTACAGCTATGGCTACTGCTTCGGCAGCATTTAATACAATTAAAAAAGGTTTTGCTGTAGGTCGTGACATTGAACAAATGGCATCTGACTTAGGTAGATGGATGGGGGCTTTGTCTGATATTGAACAGGCAGAGAAAGAAGCAAAAAACCCTCCTATATTTAAAAAGTTATTTGCTAATAAATCTGTTGAACAAGAAGCAATGGAAGCATTTGCGGCAAAACGTAAGGCTCAACAACAAAGAGATGAACTTAAACAATGGTTACAATTTACAGTAGGTTCAAAAGCTTGGGATGAACTTATTAAAATGGAAGGCCAAATTAGAAAGCAACGGCAGGACACACTATATAGACAAAGAGAACGTAGACAAAAGTTTATTGAGATTGTTGTAATAGCCCTGTCAATATTAACAGGTGCTGGTCTTTTGTTTTTACTTGTATATATTATGAATAACAGGTAGAATATTGTATATAAAAAATTAAAGTGTTATAATAGGATAATTACATGGCGTTGAAAAAATCTCAAAGGAGTTTGAAGGCTTGGACAAAACAAAAGTGGAGAACCAAAAGTGGTAAGCCATCCACGCAGGGTTCAAAAGCAACAGGTGAGCGTTACCTACCAGAAAAAGCTATCAAGGCGTTATCCTCAAAAGAATATGCGGCAACGTCTGCAGCAAAAAGAAAAGGAACTAAATCTGGAAAGCAGTTTGTTAAACAACCTAAAACTGTCGCAAGAAAAGTTAAACGGTATAGGAAATCAACATGAGCAGTAAATATCCTGGCGTTAAACGTCTACCTAGTGGAGGAATAGAATATCGTGGTAAAAAGTTTGCTGGCTTCAATAAGCCTAAAAAATCTGATAGGGCTGGTAAAAAAGGTATGGTCCTTGCTAAAGAAGGTGATAGAATTAAACTCATACATTATGGTGATTCTTCAATGGGTCACAACTATTCTCCTGCCGCTCGTAAATCATTTAAAGCACGTCATGCTAAAAACATTGCAAAGGGTAAAATGTCTGCTGCTTATTGGGCTGACAAAAAGTTGTGGGCTGGTCCTGGTGGCAGTAAGAAAGCTCCACCTAAAACTCAAACGCATAAGAAATACGGAAGGAAAGCATAATGCCGATTAAACTTGTTCCAAGGAAACCAAAGAAAAAAGAATATAGTGACCCATACATGGACCCTAACCATCCTATGAATCGTGAACGTACAGGTCCATCTACAATGCAACCTATTGAAAAAGATTCTAAAACACGCAAGCCTATCATTAAAAAGAAAGCAGGCGGTAAAGTTGGTAAATATAAGTGTAGTCATAATAGGCTTTATTAAAAATGGCTATTGGTCGCTCAAGTGTTGGACAACAAATTACAAAGCCTGGCGTAAAAAGAAAAAAGCCTCGCATCAACTACCAAGAGCTACTGAAGAAATATCGGTCTGGGAAAAGCGTTGGCGCAACAAATTTAGCCCGATTAAAAGCACGTGGTCTGGTGGCTCGTACAGGCGGTAAATACAAGGGCAAGAAAAAAGATTTAGGTAATAGAGGTAAATCATAATGGCATCGTCAGGTACATACAACTTCTCAATGGACATTGACGAAGTAATTCAAGAAGCAAGTGAGATGATTGGTGGAGAGCAGACACTTGGGCATGAACCAAAATCTGCAAGACGCTCCATCAATTTGCTTTTACAGGATTGGCAAAACCGTGGTGTAATGCTTTGGTCAGTAGGTACGTCAACTGTATCATTGACTACAAGTGTAACATCTTATGCTTTTGCAAGTGCAACTGTAGATGTTCTTGAAGCTGTACATAGCCGTGATGGTCAAGATATTCAACTTCAGCGTATCTCTATGGAAGAGTATATGAAGATTCCTAACAAGGGTCAGACAGGTCGTACCACACAATACGCTATTCGTAATGGTCGTGACTTTCCTACAATGCACCTTTGGCCTATTCCAGAAAACTCTACAGACACAATCAAAGTAGAAACCTTTACATATCTTCAGGATGTTGATAAGTCTGCAGTACAAACAGCAGATATTTCTCGTAAGTTTCTTCCATGTCTAACTGCAGGTCTTGCCTATAATATGGGAATGAAACGTCCTGGTGTTGACATGGCTCGTATTTCTATGCTTAAAGGTGAATATGAAGAACGCATGGCACGTGCAATGGAACAAGATAGAGAACGAACAAACCTTTTGATTAAGCCAAGGATTATGGTATAATGGCAGGAAGAAAAAATGTTTTTGGAATTTGTGATGTATGCGGCTATCGGTATAAATTAAATCAACTTAAAAAGAATAGTTATGGCATGATGGTTTGCCAAACTGATTATGATGGTCAGTATGATTTAAAAAACCATCCACAGAATAAATCACCACGTATTGAAGAGCGTTACTACATTAAAGATGCAAGACCTGAATACAACGGTGACAGAAACGTGTTATGGCAAGATGCTAACACTGAGTGGGAAAACGAAACTGGATATTGGAATTTAGTATAATGGCAGATTTAACTGGAAAAACTATTGCAAATACTTACAAAGATTTGCTTCAAAGCGGAAGAGATGGTCAAGGTCTTCCAGCAGATACTCCTGTACCTATTCAAGATGGTCAGGGAAATCCAACTGGTTTTTATCTTTCACTAAACCAAATGGACCTTACAGGTATTGTTAAAATTCAAGGAAAAACACTTACTGCAGATGTTTCTGTTCTTAATGCTGTATCAGATTTTACGGCAGTATCTGGTTTTGCTACAGGTAATGGTGCTGGAGAAATTGTAGGTAGAACATTCTCTGCTTCTACTGGTATTAGTATCTCTAATGCAGATGGTATTTCAGGTCCACCAACATTTAGCTTGGCGGCTACAAGCGTATCTGCAGGAACATATTCTGGTCAAACAACTTTATTTGATGTAGATGAAACTGGACGTATTACAGGAACAAATACAACTGACACTGTATCTGTAGGTAATGTTTTTGCAGTAAATATTCAAGGTACTACTGGTCAGTTTAGTGGTGATGTTTCTATTGGTGGGTCATTAAACTTTACTGGTGCATTGGCAGTTGATTCTATTTCTGTAACTGGTGACATTCATGGTAACAATGTCAATGTAAGTACAGTATTTGCTGATGGTCTTCAAGTTACTAATGCAGTATGTGCAACATCTTTCCATGGCTCTGGCGCAGCCTTAACAAGTATTGTAGCGGCTTCCGCTACTAACGCATCCTATGCAGCATCTGCAGGTGAAGCAGCCGTTGCTGTAAGTGCTAATCATGCAACAAGTGCTAACACTGCTTTGTTTGCTGGTTCAGCTACAAATGCAACTAATGCCGTATCCGCTGTATTTGCATCTAGTGCAACTAACGCTACTAATGCTGTATCTGCTGTATTTGCAAACAGTGCAACGAATGCAACAAATGCAATTAATGTTGACTACGGTGGGGTAGTAGAAACAAGTTCTGCTAACCTTGGCACTGTGTCTGCTTCTGATATGTTTGTAAGTGGTCCTGTATCGGTAGGCGGTACAGTTGACGTATCTGGTGCGGTATCTATCGGTGGTGGTTTGTTTGTTGTAGGTGATGTGTCTGCAGGTAATATTTATGCAGGTGGTGTTATTACTGGTGATGGTTCTGGTCTTTTTAATGTTCCTTCTGCTGAAGGTGGTACTGTTAAAAAAATTACGGCTGGTGTAGGTATTCATGCTATTATTGATGGCACTACCGTTACAGACCCAATTATTGCTAGTGGTACTCTTGCTCTTAATGCTAACCAATCGTTTGGCACAGTAAGTGCATCAAGTCTTTCTATTTCTGCAAGTGCATCTTTTGCAGATAACGCAGTTCTTAATTTTGGTGATAGTAACGATTTAACAATTCAACATAATGGTTCTAATTCTCTAATTACTGAAAGTGGAACTGGAAGTCTTTTTGTACAAAGTAATGACATACGTTTAACCAATACTGGTTCATTTTCTATGCTTACTCTTACTGATGGACAAGATGCAGAGTTTCCATACGGTGTTCAAGTAAGCGGTACAGTCAGTGCTACATCTTTTGTTGGTCCTACAATTACTTCTATTAATAGTGTAATTGCTGGTGTATCATCAACAATGGCAACAAGTATTGATAATACTAATACTAATGTAACTGCGCTTAGTGCAACAATGGCTACAAGTATTGACAATAGTAATACAAATATTACTACAAATACAAATGCTATTACGTCTATCAATAGTGTAATTGCTGGTGTATCTAGTGCCTTGGCAACATCTATTAATAATACGAATACTAATCTTACAGCACTTAGTGCAACAATGGCAACAAGTATTGATAATAGTAATACAAACATTACTACAAATACAAATGCTATTACATCCATTAATAGTGTCATTTCTGGTGTATCTAGTACTTTGGCAACATCTATTAACAATACTAATTCCAATGTAACCGCACTTAGTGCAACGATGGCAACTAGCATTGCTAACCATTTGCCACTTGCTGGCGGTACAATGACTGGCAATCTCATTCTTAACGGTGCGCCTAGTGCTAATCTACAAGCAGCAACTAAACAGTATGTAGACAACCTTACTGCTGCCGCTATTCACTTCCATACTGCAGTCCGTGTAGAAAGCCCTGACACTGCAGGTAATCTTAATGCTACATATGATAATGGTACAAG